GCCGACTATCAAGAGCGCGTGGCAGCCAAGGTCGCGCGCCGCGGAGGGCCGCGGCTGTGAAGTTCCGAATCGCGCTCGACTGCGACGAGATCCTGTCGGACTTCGTCGGCAAGACGATCGAATTCGCGGCTGACCGCGGGCACTTGAGATCGAAGGATCAGATCCACGATTTCAACATTTTCAAATCGTGGGGCCTGCCTGATCTGTGGAAGCCATTCTCGGAATGGATCGCCCAGCCGGGGCAGGTTTCGACCATGAACGAGATCCCCGGCTCTCAAGATCTCGTCGCCGAGCTTCGCAAGCTGGGTGAGGTCGTCGTCGTTACGAGCCCCTACAAGGGCGCGCCCCACTGGATCCCGGAGCGCATTCGATGGCTCGAAAGGCGATTCGGCTTCGCGCCCGATCAGATCTGCCCCTGGGCCCGCAAGCACTGGATTGACGCGCACGTCTTGATCGACGACGCGCTTCACAACGTCAACGACTGGGCCACGCACCGGCCGGCGTCCGTTCCGATCCTGGCCGATCGCCCCTGGAACAGGATCGGACCGCTTGCGCCGGCCGTGGTAGCCGTCGCACACGCAGTCTCGCCCAGCCTGCCGACCTATGCTCAAGGCCTGCTGGCCTCCGGCGTCGCGGCCGTCGTGCATTGGATCGACGCCTGGGGCTCTAACCCGGTCGTGCCGGCGAGCCCCGCAGATTCGGCGCAGGTCTAAAGGATCTGTCGGCAAAGCCGACTAGCCGGGCCCATACGGGCCCGGCCATGAGGCGCTATTGACCCCTGAAGAAGCAAACGCAATTCTCGTAGCGCTTGACCGCGACGCGGTCGTCAAAGGCGGCTTCTACGAATTCGCGAAGCTCGCTTGGCATCACACGAAGGCCGGCGAGCAGGACTTCCAGACCAATTGGCACATTGAAGAAATGTGCGTGCACGCTGAGGCGATTACCCCGCCTTGGCATGCGCCGAACGTGTGCCGATGCGACGCATGCGCGGCGGCGTCCGTCGCGACCTCCGCGCCGTTTGCGCCGACTGGCGCGCGTCCGATCTGGGCCAAGCCGCTAGTCAACGATCTGTGCGTCAACGTGCCCCCCGCGTCGACGAAGTCCAAGATATGGTCGGTCCTTTGGCAGGCCTGGGTTTGGACCTGGGATCCCTCGAGACGCTTCGTGTGCGTCTCGTACGCCGACACGGTCGCGATCGATCTCGCCGAGCAAATGCTCAGGCTGATCCAGTCGAAATGGTACCGCGATCGGTGGCCGACGGTACAGCTAGACATGCGCGGCGGCCGGCCTGCGATCACCGACTTTCGGACGACGCTAGGCGGCCGCCGATTCTCGACGACGGTCGGCGGCCAGCTAACCGGAATTCATTGCGACGTGCTTGTCGTCGACGACATTGTGAAGCCGTCCGACGTCAATGCCGACGCAGTCGATAGCGTGATCTGTGAGACCGCGTGGAATTGGCTTCGCAATACGACGGCCTCTCGCGGGCTCGACGCGCTGAACTACGCGCGCGTGCTCGTAGGTCAGAGCGTGCGCGCCGGAGATCCCTACGAGCTATACGTCGCGACCGGCGCTATGCACCTGTGCTTCGCGGCTGAGTACGAGCTGAGCCGGCCATGCAAGACACCGTTCGGCGGCGACCCTCGCATGGTCGAGGGCGAGCCAATCGGGCCGAGCCCGCGCATGGGCAAGGACGCGCTCGACGTGCTCGCCGCGCGCCATGGCGGCCGTGATAGCGCCTTCTGGGCCGCGCAGTATCAGCAACGCGGTTTGCCTCCCGGCGGCCTGATCTTCAAGCGCGAATACTTCCGATCCTTTCCGCTCGCTCAGTACCCAATCCGCGGGACGCATTCGGTACTGAGCGTGGACGCAAACTTCAAGCAGAACGAAACCAGCGCCGACATTGGGCTAGCCGTGCTCGGGTCCAAGGGGCCTTGGGTCGGCGTCTATGACGGCCGGAGCGAGCGCGGCGGGTTCCTGCGCGCGCTCGAATTGATCGGCGAGCTAATCGCCAAGTGGAAACCGACGGCGATCCTGATAGAGGATCAGGCGAACGGGCCGGCATTGATTGAGCTACTCCGGAAGAAATTCCCGAACGTCGTCGCTATCAAAACCAAAGACTCCAAAGAGGCCCGCGCCTGGGCCGCCAGCGTGCCCTACAAGGCGGGCTCCGTCTGGCACGAGGCGTCGATCGCCGAATGGGTCGGCGATCAATTGGCGGCCTTCCCCAAGGGCCGCAAAAAGGATTTCCCGGACGCACTCACGCATGCGGTCCTGTACCTAACCTCAAAAGATCACACGGCTTTCGCGGCGGCCATGGCGACCTGGAACGACGCCACGGCCAGGGCCTTGGGCGTCGACGTCTGAGGGGGTCGAAAATAAATCTCAAAGGATCTTGACGGGGCTTGGGGCAGGCCGTATATAGGGATCATGAACAGCAGCAAGCCGGTCCGCTTCGATATCTTCAACGGCGCGATCCTCGAAGGTTCGACCTTGAGCGCGAAGCACGCAGCGAGCCGCCAGGCCGCGGGCCTTCGGGTCGTTTCGGTCTATGCCGCGCCGAAGGGCGAGACGACGCGGGGCAACGCGAACGGCCCGGACGAATTCAACCGTAACTCTAACGGCCGTTTCTCCGGCGGCAAGAAATGAGCACCTCAATGACCAAATCAGAAATCGAAAAGCTGGCGGCCCAGATCGTGGACGCGGTCTCAGCGCATTCGACCGATCCGGGCAATGCGGCGCAGATCTCGGCCGTCGCGAAGATCCTCTCGCTCGCCCTTCTCGGCCAGGCCGCGGGCCAGGCGCCGGCCGAGCTGTCCGCGGCGGCTTCGCTTTCGCGGATCGGGGAATGGCTACGCTGCGACGACGGGGCCAATGGGAAATTCGTCACCGCGTACGGCCAATCGAACCGGTTCGCAGTGCGGCATGGCGACTACTCCGGCGCGCGCATGGTATACGGTGCCACGCTCGCCGACGCGCTCGCGCAGCTCGCGACGACTCTCCCGGTCCAGGCGGGTCGCACATGAAAGGGATCGTCCGGGCAGCTCTCCTCGCCCTCGCCCTGGCCGCCTGCGGCGGCGCGGTCGACGCGGGGGAAGCCGACGCCGCTCCGGAGGCCGTCGACGCGGGACCGTGCGATAAGGCCGCCGCCTTGGACGCCTACCGGGCCGCGCATGGCCAAACGGGCCAGGTCGGGCAGTGGACTGTCGCGGCTGATTGCGTCGTGACTGAGGCGCCATGAGTCGGTATAGGCAGGCTGCTGTGCGGCAACGGCGCGAGCGGAAGATAGCCGCAGGTATCTGCACAGATTGCCCGGATTCGGCCGAGCGCGGCTTTTTAATGTGTGCGAAACATCGCGTACGAGCACAGAAGGCACAGCAGGAAGACAGGAAAAGGCTCAAGCCACTGGGTCTAACGGCGCAATCGATGTCGGCTTACCGCCAAGCGAGACGCCAATACCTCGCACGGGAACCCGAAGATTTCCGCGCGTGGCTCGAAGAAAAGTGCGCATTTCGCATGATCGATCGACGAAGAAAAACGAAGGGAGCCTAGCCTTTCCCGCACGAATCGGGGCCACTAGCCCCCGCCCCATTCCGCGTGCTAGCCTTGCGTCGTGTCCCCCATTACGACGCTGGCGCATTTCGCCCAAGGCCTAGCGGGCGCCGTCCGCTCGAATCTGGATCGGGTCGACAGCTGGGTCAATGTGATGACTGGTTTTGGCACGCGCCGAGACAAGACGACGTTTGCCACGTTCCAGGCGAATCTGTACCTCAGCGATCCGGACCTGGCCGCGCTGTACAGCTACGACGACCTGGCCGGGAAGATCGTCGACCTGATCCCTAAGCAGGCGCTTCGCCTAGGTTTCGGATTGAGCGGGATCGATCCGGGGCTCAAAGAGGATCTCGATCGGTACCTGCAAAAATTCGAGCTTGTCCAAAATCACCTTGAGGGGCGAATCTGGGGCCGCTGCTTCGGCGGCGCGGCCATGTGGATCATGGTCGACGACGGGCTCGATCCTTCGATGCCGCTCGACCTGACTCGAATCAAGTCGGTCCTGGGGATCCGAGTGATCGACCGACGCTGGTGTATCCCCTTCACGTTCTATCGCGACGGGGCGCAGGTCGGGCAAGCGGAGCTGTACCGGCTGCAAGAGCCGCACGCGGGCGGCGTAGGCTCGACGATCGGGTATATCCACGAGTCGCGCCTCGTAACCTACCCGGGCGCTAGAACCGAGACCTTGGAAAAGGTGCGTCTAAAGGGCTGGGATCATAGCGTCTTGATCAAGCCTTACGAGGCGCTGAGGTCCGCGGGGCAAACGTGGAAGGCCATCGAGATCCTAGTGAGCGACGCCAATCAAGGCGTGCTCTCGATTGAGGGTCTGTGGGAAATGATCGCGGCGGATACTGAGCAGGGCGAGCAGAGCGCCGGCAATCCGACCGGCGGCGGCCAGCTCCAAACCCGCGCGAAGCTCTTTGACCAAACGCGCTCAGTCTCTCGGCTCGTGCTGCTGGACAAGGAACGCGAAACCTTTGAGCGCAAGCCGACGCAATTCGCGGGCCTGCCGGATCTCTCGGATCGGAGCTGGAACCGAGTGGCCGCGTCGTCTGACATTCCCGTCCAGCTTTTGGTCGGCGAAGCGCCGGCAGGGCTGAATGCGACGGGCGACGTTACGCTACGCTGGTTTTTCTCCGGCGTAAGTCAAGAGCAGACCCAAGTAGACGAGCCGCGTCTGCTCAAGATCCTCCGGATCCTATTTGCTGCCGACGACGCGCCCGAATTGAAGGCCGTCGAGTCCGACAATGGCGGCGAGACGCCGGACCCATTCGACGCGCTGGGGCTCGTCTGGCTTCCCCTCTGGGCGCCGACTGCGCAAGAGCTGGCCACGATCCGACTACAGCGGGCCCAAGAGGCCGCCCTGTGGATCACCAATCAAGTTTTCCGGCCCGAAGAGATCGCAATGTCCTTGCCGGAGGATTGGATCCCGTTCGATCGTGAGCTTCGCCAGCAAATTCTCGAAGACGATCATGAGACTCTCATGGCCCAGCAGGTCGCGAAAGAGAAGGCGGCAAACGAAGCGGCGATCGCCGGCTCCGTCGCCGCGAAGGATCTCGCCGAGAATCCGCCGGAGCCCGACCCGGCCGGCGCGGCCCCCGGAACGAAGCCGGGCAAGGCCGCCGCGCGCGACAAGCCCGGCGCGCCGCCGCCGAACGACAGTAACGACACCAGTCGTGAGACGACCGGGAAGATCTCGAAGAAGCCCCCAGCGAAGAAGAAAGGTCCCGCCAAATGAAGATCCGAACCATGACCCAAATCGGCCCGGCTATGTGGCGCCTGCTGGCGTCGATCTTGGTGCTGCTGGTAATGGCGCTGGCCTGCACCCCGGCGCAACGCCAAGCCGTCGACGCGGCGGCGAAGGCCAAGATCGCTGAGGTCAAGGCCTGCGGCGCGCGTGACGACGTCAAGGCCTGCGAAGCTGCGGTCTATACGACCTGCGTCGCGGACACGATCGTACTAGTCGACAACCAGTGCGTGACGAGGGACACGGCGGATCGCCTAGCTGCGTGCTTCCGCCTGTGCGAGGCCGACGCAGGCGCGTCGTGAAGATCGGCGCACGCCTCACGAATTACGCAATCATCGGCGCGGCGATCTGCTACGGCGTTTTCTGCGCGCTGACTTGGAGCTTGCTCGATCGTGGAGAGCCTACGCGCGAGCGCTAAAGTCGGGCTTTTCCAAAAGCTTGGCCGCAAGCCGCAGGACAAGGCGCTAGCGTCGAAGGTCCGGCCGGCGGAGCCGCGCATGGCGCGCGCGCAATACCTGAAATGGGTCAAGGCCTTCTTTGCCCTCTGGCGCCATGCCGTCGCCGACGCGCTAGACCTGCGCTTCGATGCGCGTATCGGCACAGGCCGGCGTAACCCGCTCCTGCGAGCACGCTGGAATGAGCTTGTCTCGGCGAGCGGCCTCCCAAAAATGCTCGACCGCGTTACGCGCGACGTCAATGCGCAGGTCTCCAAGTACTACAGCACAATCTTCCGGACCAATCCGCCCCGCGGCGGACAGCTCGCCCAGACTGTCGCCGCGTTCCGCCAGACGAATATCGATCTCGTCTCGAAGCTGGGCGAAGATCAGGTCGCCGATCTCACGTCGATCCTCGAAGACGCGAACGCTCAAGGCCTACGGCACGAAGAGATCGCCGGCCTGCTCGAAGATCGGATCGGCGTCGGCGAGAGCCGAGCCAAATTGATCGCGCGAGATCAGACGCTCAAATACAATTCGTCCGTCCACGTAGCGCAGGCTGAGGCCGCGGGCCTGACTGAATTCGTTTGGTCGACCTCACATGACGGCGCCGTGCGTCCAATGCATCGAGAGCTAGACGGCAAGCGCTTCCGTTACGACGATCCGCCCGTCACCAATGACGAAGGCGAAACGAACCTGCCTGGCGAAGACTATCAATGTCGGTGCCAGGCGATCCCTGTGATCCCTTTATTCGACGGGATCGAGAATGAGACACCCGAAGACACCTAAAAGGAGATCAGCCCATGGCCTCACTGATCACGTTTCATTTCAGCCCGCCCCCGCCGCCGCCCCCGCCGCCGCCTAGCTCGGGCGACGTGCTTACGGTGCGCTATCGCTAGTATCGGGGGCTTTTCCCTATGGGTTGACGCCCCCATTGGGGGCTGCTAGCCTCATGGCGTGGCTCTCAGATTTGACGCGATTCGACTTGACGCCAGCAAGATCCAGCGGCTCGGCTCCGGCGCTGTGCGCGTGCCGGGCCTGCTGACTCGCTCCGGCGTCTTCGAGTACACCGACTCAAGCGGCAAGACGATCCGCGAGTGGCGGCCGCCTGAAGAGGTCCTGAAGGCCGACTCACTCGCGAGCCTCAAGGATCTTCCCGTCACGGAACGACACCCCAAATCTTTCGTCGACCCAGGCACGTGGAAGTCGACGGCGATCGGCCACGTGTCGAGCGAGACAGTACGCGCGGACAAGAGCGCGTCGGGCGTCGACGCAGACCTCGTGATTAGCGACGGCTCGGCGATCGGGCGCATCGGGAAAGATCTAAAAGAGATCTCCTGCGGCTACCGCGTCGAGATCGAAGACTCGGCGGGCATCGTTCCAGCTGGCATGCCTGACGCGGGCAAATCCTACGACCGGATCCAGCGTGACATTTTCCACAATCACGTGGCGATCGGTCCGGCCAATTGGGGCCGCCAAGGTTCGGCCGTCTCGCTCAGGCTGGACAGCGCGGGCGACGAGATCGCACCGGCGCACGAAGACGCCGCAATGCCGAAAATGAAATCGTGCGACTGCGGCGCTTCGATGAAATACGACGCGGCCACGTGTCCAAATTGCAGCAAGCCGGCTCGCAAAGACGCGGCCGAACAGGAAAGGCAAACGACCATGAAAATCCGTTTCGACGGCGTCGAATTCGAGGGCGCTACCGAGCAAGAAATCCAGGCGAAGATCGACGCGCACGTCGCGGGCAAGGCGAAGACGGACAGCGCGAAAGAGCTGGAACGCCTGCGCGGCGAAAACGAGACCCTCAAGACGCAGGCCACGCAGGAGAAGGCGCGCGCCGACGCAGCGCCGGCCCTCGCCAAGGCCGCGCTCGAGAGCCGCACCAAGCTCGAAGAGAGCGCGCGCGCGATCCTGGGCAACGCTGAGAAATTCGACGGCAAGACGGATCGCGAGATTCGCGTAGCCGCGATCGTGCGCTGCGATGCCAAGTGGACCGATCTGGACGCGGCAGGCAAGCCGAAGTCCGACGAGAAAGTCGACGGCGCCTTCGAAGCTTGGGTCGCGGCGGCCGCTCCCTCGGGCGCCCCGCGCGTCGACGCGGCTTCGCGCGCCCTGGCCCTGGGCCTGGCTGGCGCAAGCCCGGACGGCAAGGCCCGCGAAGAGAAGGCCGACGCAAACGAGCCCGACGCAGACGCAGCGCGCAAGCGCCGCGATACCCGCATGGCCGAGCGCGGCCGCGCCAAGCGAACCGATCAAACGATCAACGGCAAGCCGGTGAAGTTCGGCTGAGCCGAGCGCCTGAGGAAAGGATCAAGACAATGCCCCAGACTTCTTATGTCCAGGAATTGACGAAGGCGCTCGCGGGAATGCAGGCGGAGGGCTGGATCCAGCCGAACCGCGTGATTTCCAAGACCGTCGTCGCCGCGAATACGGCCGGCATTCCCTTCGGGATCTTCGTGTGTCGCCGGACGGCCGACGACACGTGCGATCTTCCCGCGGCGTCCGGCGACGTGACGACTACCGGCTTTGGCGTCTCACTTTTGGAGACCGCACGCCAGCCGCACTCTGCAACGGCCATGGTCGACGACGGCACGGGCGGCTTCGTGGCTCTCGAGCAATTGAACATTCTCGAGCAGGGCGCCGTGTGGGTGCTTACGGAAGCGGCCGTCAATTACGGCGACGCAGCCTTCGTGCGAATCACCGCGAGCGGCGGCAATACGCAGCTCGGTAAATTCGGCAAGGTCACCGACTCGGGTACGGCCATCGCGCTCCCGGGTGCGAAATTCATCGACACGATCGGCGCGGCGGGCCTGGCTCGCGTGCTGCTCTCGGGTAGCGGAGCCGCTGGTTCCGTAGGCGCAACCGGCGCAACCGGAGCGACGGGCACCCCGTAACGCGGGCCTAGGAAAGGACGAAAGGAAATCCAAATGAAGCTCCACGCAAATCCCCGCGTACTGGCTGAGATCGAGGCTTTCTTGCGAAGCGACTCGGCCTTCGATCGCGTCGACGCGGGCGAAGTTTTCTTCGTCGCGAAGGATCTCGAAGCCGTCAAGGCTGAGACCTACGATATCGAGTATCCCGAGCTGAAAGCGCTCGACCTGATCCCGGTCGACACCAGCGTGCCCCCGGGCGCCGAGACGTTTTCGTACAAGTCGTACGACATGGTCGGCAAGGCGCAATGGATCTCGGACTATGCGAACGACTTCCCCATGGTCGACGCATTCCTCAAGCGATACGTGTTTCCGACGGACGGCATCGGTGTCGGCTACCAGTATTCGATCCAGGACCTACGCAAGTCGGCCATGGCGAAGACTGGCAAGGCGCTGGACACGGCGCGCGCGGAAGCGGCCTCGCTCGCCCATGCGCAATTCGTCGACGACGTCGCGTGCTTCGGCGACGCAGCGCGCGGCCTGAAGGGTTTCATCAATCACTCAGACATTCCGACCGTGACCCCCGCTTTCGGAAGCTGGGATACGCTCGACACCAGCGACGCGAGCAACACGAAGATCGCCGCCGATCTTACCAAGATCGTCATGGCACCAGAGCTGGCGACCTTGGGGATCCACAAGGCTGATACCCTGCTGCTCCCGCTGAGTATGAAGACGCGGCTGTACTACCCGACGTCGACCTACGTGAAGCAGCCGCTGATTCTGAATTGGCTTCAGAACAACGACCAGATCAAAGAGGTCACTTGGTGGAATCGCCTGGACGCGGCATACAGCCGAGGCCCCGGCGTCAACGGCGCACTCGCCTACACCGGCGGCGAAGCCCTGGGCATCGCCTACGAGAAGAAGCCGCGGATCTTGTACTACGTGATCCCGCTGCCCTTCACACAGCACGCGCCCCAGCAAAAGGGCCTGGCCTTCGTCGTGCCGTGCGAGTCGCGTACCGGCGGCGTCTGCGTGCCCTATCCGCTCGCCTGCGCACGCATGAACTTCCACTCCTGATCTGATCTCTCGTGACGACGTCGGCCGTGCGCGCGGGCGGCCGACGTTTTCCGCAACCCCGCGCAGGTAGGTAGGACCCATGCAAATTTCCCTTCAGAATCAAGCGGACTTCGCCAAGAGTTTTCAGCTCGAAGGCGTCTCGCCGCCCCTGTATCTCGGCCCCAAGGCGACGGCGGAATTTACGCCGGAGCTTTACCTGGCCTACGAGCTGGACCTGGCCAAGGCGACGACGATCGATCGCCCGGTCGACGGACAGTGTCGGCTTTTGGTCGACGGCCAATTCGTCGAAGCCTCAGCGCTGAGTGCCGCGCTTCGCGCCGGGCACTTTGGCGAGGCCATCGCCAAGGCCGCGGCGAAGCTCGACAAGCAGAGGGCCGCACAAGTCCACCCGGTGATCGCGGCGAATGCGCCGCCGGTGCCCGCGTAACGCCCGGGGACCAATGTTAGACCGAGCCGGCTTCCGCGCGCTGTACCCGGAATTCCTGGGTGTCGTCGATTCAATGATCGATGCCGCCTTGACGGATGCCGCGGGGCGCGTATCGCCGGCCGTCTTCAAAGAGCAGATCAATCGAGCGCACGGCCTTCGTGCTGCGCACATTCTGGTATCGAGCGGCTGGGGCGGGGCCGCCCGGCTCGACGCGAAGGGCAAGTCGCCAGACGGCGAGACGACCTATTCAGCCCTACTCAAGCAGATGATTGCAGAGCGCGCGGCTTGCCGCGGCATGACGTGAGGAGACCATGACCCGAGCCCATGTCACCGACACGGATCACGGCTACCGAGCCCTACACGCGCGCATCGCGCGCGCGGCGGCCGGCGCTAGTGTGCGTGTCGGCCTCTTGGGCGAGAAGGCTGCGCAAGTCCACGAGGCCGAAGACGGCGAGCCCAGTAGCGGGATCACGGTCGGCGAGCTGGGCGAGATCTTCGAATTCGGACTAGGCCAACCGATCCGATCTTGGCTGCGTGGCTACGTCGACGCCGAACGGGAGCAGATCACCGAACGTCTGCGGCGCGTAGCGAAGCAGGTCAAGGCCGGCGCTATGACGCCGGAGCAGGGACTCGATCTCGTCGGACTCTCGATTGTCGGCGGCATCGTCCAGCGGATTCAGGCTGGCATCGCGCCGCCCGTGACGGCCGCGACGCAACGCCGCAAGGGCGAAGACAAGACGACGGCGCTGATAAACTCGGGCCAATTCGTCGGATCAATTTCGCATGTCGTCGTGCCAGGCGCGGCCTCGGGGGCCGCATGACTTTCGTGCCGCTCTCCCAAAACTTCGACGCGATCGTGCTCGCGTTCAATGCGATTTTCGCCACGCTCTCGGGGATCCCCGTCGCGCAAGGCGACGACCAGTCGGCATTCTTCGGGCAGATCGGCGAAGGCACGATCACCGACAAGGACGGCCACACGGTACGCCTGAGCGCGTCCAATTCACAAGCGCGCATCACATGGGACGTGCTCGGGATCGAAGGGATCGGCTGGGATGAGTGGCGCAAGACCTACGATCCGGACGCGGTAATCCCCGGTGATACCTACGCGGGGCCCGGCGCGCCCTTGGGCGGCATCGTCTACGAGACGACCGGTAACCGAGGGCTTCGGATCCAGGTTAAGGTAGAGTGCTTCGATCAATCCAACGGGCATAGCGCGCACCCGCTTTTGGAGCGCGTCCGTACCGGGCGCGGCCTGCCGACGATTTGCGACGCGCTAGCAGCGGTCGGGCTCGGCTGGCGTGAGATCAGCAAGTCGACGACGACGGATTACAAGGACGACAACGGCCGACAGGTCAGCGTCGCTCTGTTTGAGATTGTGTTCAACGCGGCCGACTCGGCGATCGACGATCCGGTCGGCACACTCGAAACATTCGACATGGCCGTAGCAGTCGGCACCCGATAAGAAAGGGATCAATTATGAGCCTCGAAGATATGGCGAACGTCGTGCTATCGACGGAAGCACCCGCGATCTCCCAAGTCGGTTTTGGCACGCTCGCGCTCGCGGCGTATCATACGCACAATACGGACCTGTCGCGGACCTACACGAGCCTCGGCGACATGGTACTCGACGGCTTCACGACCTGGGAGCATGCCTACAAGATGGCCGCCCGGGCGTTCGCACAGAAGCCCAATCGCCCTGTGAGTGTGAAGGTCCTACGACTTGCCACGCCGTGGACGCAGGTCGTCAAGTGGACGCCGGTGGCCGCCGTCAATTCGACGATCTACGGCTACACGGTCGAATATAAGGGCGTCTCCTACGACGTAACCTATACGAGCGATTCGAGCGCGACGGTTGCGGAAATCGTGACGGGCCTTGCCTCCGCTTTCGAAGCCCTTGCGTCTGCGATCTCTTCGCATGCCACGGCGGCCGCGAGTGACGGAACCACGCGAAGCGCCGTCACGGCGGACATTGCCGGCGACGTTTTCTACTTCAGGAATTGGACGGACAATCTCAGCTTCGAAGACGTGACGCCGGACCCGGGTGTACAGGCGGATCTCGCGGCGATCCGCAACGTCGACGCCGACTGGTATGGTCTGGTGATCGGCTTGAACGCGAACGCGATTTTGCAGCAGGTCGACGCCTACGTCGAGACGATCGTCGCGATGCTCGGCTGCAACACGTCGGACTCGAAGGCATTCGATTCCGTCGCGACGACCGACGTCGGCTTCGTGCTCAAGGGCCTCAGCGCGGGCCGCGTGATCGGCGGCTTCTGCCTCAAAGACACGAGCGACTACACCGGCGTCGCGATGCTCGCGCAACGCTTCCCGTTCGACCCGGGCGCGCAGGGCGCAGGCGGCACGTTCGCCTTCAAGGGCCTAGTCGGCGTGCCGGTCTCGAATCTGACGGCGACGCAGAAAACGAACCTGCGCGCCAAGAATTACGTCGTGTACGAGACGACGGCCGGCGTCAATCATACGCTCGACGGCAAGGTATTCGGCGGCGAATTCGCCGACGTCGTGCGCCTGCTCGACTGGTACCGAATCCGGAGCGAAGAAGGCATCGTGCAAACCTTGCTCAACAATGACAAGGTGCCATTCGACGATCACGGCATTTCGCAGATCTACAGCGCGCTGTCCGCCGTCCAGCTGCAAGGCGAAGCGAATGGCGGATTCGTCAAGGGGGCCTCGATCCTGACGGTGCCCGCGCGCTCAGCCGTGCCAAGCGCGGACCGAGCCGCGCGCAAGCTCACAGGGATCGCCGGTAGCGTGACCCTGGCCGGCGCGGTCCACCTAGTCTCGCCAATCAGTATCTCCGTCGGGACCTGATCCCTTCGACCTCAGAGGAAAGGACAGCTAAGCTATGCAAAATTGGGATCCTGCTCGGGTCGACGTGATCGTCGGCGGCTTCACTATGTCGGGCTTCGCCGACGGCTCGATGATTGAATTCGAAGAAGACGGCCCCCGATACAAGGTCGTCAAGGGCGTCGACGGCCAGGTCACGCGCGTCAAAATCAACGGCCGCGTCGGCACGCTTACGATTCATCTCATGAATTCGAGCAAGTCGAACGACGTGCTATCGACGCTTCACCAAGTCGATATCAATACGGACGGCGGCGGCGGCGTCGTGCCGGGTCTGGTGAGGGACCGCAACGGCGTCTCGCTTCTGGCGATCCCGACGGGTTTCATCGAAGGCTTCCCCAAGATCGCAATGACGGACAAGCCGGAAGATCAGCCCTGGAAATTCATCTGCGTCGACTATCAATTGTTCCTGGGCGGCTCGACCTGATCTAGGCGAGCCCGGCCCCGTCCTTGAAAGGTAGGTTTCAAATGGCGGACTCGGAAACGCAGCGGATCGGAAGCTGCGACTACACGGTAACGAAGCTACTCGCGCGCGACGCGATCAGACTCGCGGCGCGCATGGGTCGCATCATTGCGCCCTTCATTGGCGAGGTCGTCGGCGCGGACAGTCTCGAAGAAGCACTCGCGCTCGCGGTCGGCCAGCTATTCCAGCGCGCCGAGCTGGCCGACGATCTCGAATACGCATCGGTCGTCATGGGCGCACAGACGCAGGTCGCATTCACCAGCGCCAAGGGCGAGGCGTTGACGCGCACGCTCGACGCGACCTTTCTCGACGGACACTTTCGCGGCCGCTTGGATGAGTGGCTAGAGTGGCTCGTGTTCGCGCTGCGTGTGAATTGCGGTTCTTTTTTCAATGGGTCTTCTCAGCTCGGCGAGAAGATCCGGGCGAACGCCAAAAAGCGCGCCGCGACGACCGAGCTACCTTCACAATCCCAGCCGACTGTCGCGACGACTGGGTGATCTGGCGCGTCGCAACTTGCGGCCGCTTCAATGACAGTTTTCAGGAGATCTGCAATTGGCCTCTCGACGACGTGCTATCCGCGAATGCCTTGCTAGACGCCATGTTGCTAGGCGAGGCCGACGCACGCGCGGCGGCGGAACGGGAGGCGCAGGCGCGCCGGTCGGCGTCTGCGGCGCGGCGCGCGTGATCCCGGAAGGCAGCGCGCATGGCCCTGCGTGAAATCATTGCGCACTTCGGATTTGACTTCGACGATCACAAGCTCGAAACGGTCAATCAAAAGATCCGCCATACGAAGAATGAATCCGAAGGCGCGGCCGGCGGCGTCAATCTCATGCTCGAAGCCTTCCAGGCTTTCGCCGCCGTCGAGCTTGTGAAGCAGGCGTCCGAATGGGTCGAAGGGCTAGTCGAGACCGCGACTGAGCTAGAGCGAGTCTCGATGCAAACGGGCCTCTCGACTAAGGAACTGCAGGTCTGGGAACTAGGCGCGGCTGAGTCTGGGATCCGCGCGGAGGAATTCACGCTCAGCCTGCGCCGCCTGTCGAGCGCGATTGCCGGCGGCAAGGACGAAGCCGGCACGCAGACGGCCGTCTTCGCGAAGCTGGGGATCAAGACGAAAGATGCCGCGGGGCACACGCGCACGCTCAGCGAAATCTTGCCGGAGATTGCGGATCACTTCCAGTCGACCAAAGACGGCGCTGGTAAGGCGGCACTCGCACAAGAGCTTTTCGGCCGCTCCGGCGCGCGCATGATCCCGCTCTTGAACAAGGGATCGGCCGGCGTCAAAGAGCTAACCAAGGACTTCGAAGCCCTGGGCGGCGGCTTCTCCGAAGAAATGATTGAGCGAGCCGCCGAATTCGAGAAGCAGAGCGCGCGCCTACGAGTCGGCTTCAATAGCCTCAAGTCGGTGATTGGCGTCTATCTCCTGCCCTACCTGACTTCGTTCCTCGAAAACCTGACGGCCGGCGTCTCGGCCTTCCGCGAATGGGCGAAGGAAACGACGCTAGTCGAGAGCGGCGTGAAGACGCTAGCCAAGGCGATCGGCTTCACGCTATGGGCGGCCCTGTCGCCGTTCCTGTTCGGCGCGCTGAAATTCGCCGCGATCTTTTTGGCCTTCGACGATCTAGACGGATTCCTCGAAGGGCAGGATTCGCTAATCGGGCGCCTGCTCGATCACATGTTCGGCGACGGTACGGCGACCGTCGTTCGCGAATGGATCCAAGACGCGGTCGAATGGTTCTCGAGCGGCTTCACCGACGTGCGCGCCGTCCTATCCGTGTTCGGCGACGGCTTTAGCGCGAGCATGGCCGCCTGGGCCGTGGAATGGGATGGCTTCGTGCTCGGGATTGAGCAGGCCTGGAACGCCGTCGTTTCTAAGTTGCATTTGCCCGACTCGCTGAGGGTTGACACGGGCGATCGGCAGGACACGACGAACAAGGACAAGGCCGCGCTGGCCGCGGCCGACGAACGCCAGACGAGCGCGCGTGCGGCCCTCACGCAGTATCAGCTAGCGACGACGCCGACGACCGGACAGATCGCGACGGGCCCCGTCGCACAGAATGTCGTCTATCAAAACTCGGTCGAGCTGAACCCTACGGTACAGATCACGGTAGCGCCGGGCGCGAACGAGCACCAAACGATCCGCAACGTCAAGGCGGCGACCAATGAAGCCATGCGCGAGCAACGACGCGCCGCACTCCAAACGCTCGAAGATCGGACGGGCGGCAAATGATCTCTCTGGACGAACTACCCTCGATCGAGTGGACTGATCCGGATACCGGCGCGGTCTCGCGGATCTACGCCGACGTGATCACGGATGAGTCCGGCCAGCTTCCCGCCGCGGTGACGCAACACGCGGTCGAAGAAGGCGGCAAGATTACAGACCACTACCGAAAGGATCCCGTCCAGCTTCGCGTCACGTTGCTTTTTTCGGGCTCGCCCTTGCGGGGCGATCTCGATCCGGACAATACGGCGACGTCGACGCATACCGAGATCACGGCCAAGGCCTATCCGCCGGGCGCGCCCTTGTATACGCCGGGCGGCTTGGCGCAGGCGGCCGGCGCTGGTTTGAGCGCACTCGGGGGTCTGCTGGGGCTCGGCGGAAGCGCAGGCCCGACCGGCTTCGACGCGCTGACTTTCGCGACCGATCCGCGCGCGCGCTTCACGGTCCTGCGGGAGGCCTTCGAGGAATTCCAGGCGCGCGGGATCTTGATCACAATGCACGCGACCTTCGGCGACTTCGCCAGTATGGCGATCACTAATGCGAGCCCGCACAGGGACGCAGACATGGGCGACTCGTGCTCTTTCGAGCTGGACCTACTCGAGGTTCGCTTCGTCACCAGCGATGTAACCTTGGGCTTGCCGGCGCCGCTAGAGCCTCGGGGCTTGCCGAAGAAGTCCGGATCCAACACGGGCAACGGGTCAGAGGTCAAGGGCCCGAAGAAGACAGTAGCCGCCGGGCTATACGACTCGGCGACGGGGGGCTAAATGGCGATCGTCAATATCCCGGTCCAGCAAAATCAATCGGCATGGTCTCAGCGAACCACGCTCGACGGGCGCGACTATGCGCTCGACTTCGCCTGGAACGCGCGCGGCGGCGCCTGGTACCTGTCGATCTCTGACACGTTTGGGAATGCGCTATTGACCGGGATCAAGCTCGTTTCGAATCGACCCTTGCTCGCGCGCTTCCGCTTCGTCGTCGGCCTCCCGCCGGGCGATTTCATGGCGGCTTCGCTCGACGGCAAGACGGATTACGCGCAATACGGCGAGCTAGGAAGTACAATCCCGCTTTACTATTTCGAGGCCGCCGACATTGGGAGGGCTGTCGTCTAATGCCGACTCTCGCGAATCGCCGGATCTCTTGCCTGCTGGATTTTAATGATCCTTTCGGCGTCTTCTCGGAATCGGTGCGCGTGGATACCGAACCGGTCGGCCGTCGAATCGCGTTCAACGCCACCAAGACCTGGAAGCGCGAGCCCAATACGTGCCAGGTCGAGATCTACAATCTGTCGCCTGAGCTAATGGCGTCCCTGTCCAAGGCGAAGACGCCGACGATCAAGCTCGCCGCGGGCTACATGGGCGACGACAGTTTGACCCAGATCTTTTATGGCCAGGCGATCTGGGTCCAGCACGAATTGCGCGGCGATTCGGGCGACGTCGTCACGACAGTTTCGACGACCGATGGCGGCGAGAAGAAGCAGACAGCGCGGATCAACGCTTCGTTTGGTCCCGGCACACGCACGTCCGACGTGCTCAGGCGTATCGTGCGTGAGCTGGGAGTGAAGCCCGGCAATGTGGATCAGGTCGCAGCCGACATTGACAAGGGGATCAAGTCGTCGATCTATTCGCAAGGCGTCACCATTTCCGGGAGCGCGGCGAATGAGCTAGGACACCTGTGCCGCGCAGTCGGCTACGACTATTCGATCCAGGACGGCACGCTATCAATCCTCAAGCTAGGTCAAGCGCGCGACGACTTCGAGGTCGTCTTGGATAGCTCATCGGGCCTGATTGGCTCGCCGTCGATCTCCAATAAGGGCGTCGTCAAAGGGCGCTGTCTGATCTTCAAGGCCGGCGCAGGCCTCGACCTCGTGCCGGGGCGTCGCATCAAACTGAAGTCGCGATTCCTAGGAGGATCTTTCATCCTGGCCAAATGCGAATTGAAGGGCGACACGCATGCGGAGGATTGGTTTTGCGACTTCGAAGCCGTCGGGAAGAAAGCCGACTTTAAACTGGTGACCTAATGGCCGAAGCGGAACCAGTCGAAGCAGAGCTTATCCGGCGCGCGATCGAGTCGCGGCTTGTCGACGTGCAAATCTCGATGCCGGGGATTGTGGACAGCTACGACGCCGCGACCCAGCGCGCGA